GCCTGAATATGAACGACTCTCTGTGCTACGTGACGGTAGACGGATTCCGCTACCGGGCCTCACTGGCGATGGCGAAGCAGGCGGAATTGTTCCCCATTCTGTCGAACGAACTCATTGACCGGGGGTGCGTGATCACGGTTGATGGTGACGGGCTTCTCCCCGCGATTGTGCGCCGGCAGGAAGACATACCCGAGGTTGACTTTGAGGTAACTGACGAGCGGTCCAAGTACGAAAAGATGTGGACCTTTTCCAATTACCGGGAAGTCGCCCCGGGTAGGTCCGTAGCGGCGCTGTTTTGCCTATGCGCCAATCCAAAACGCGAAGACATGGTAATCGACTTCGGCGCCGGCACTGGCCGGGGTGCTTTGAGGATTCACGAGCTGCGCGGCTGCAAGGTGGCGATGCTGGACTTTGCCGGGAACTGCCTTGACCAAGCGGTGAAAGAGGCTTTGAGCGAGCGCTTCACCTTTGAGCGGGCAGACCTGACGCAACCGCTTCCGATAGCGGCGAAGTTCGGGTTTTGCACCGACGTTATGGAGCACATCCCGCCGCAGGACGTGGATACGGTCCTCAAGAACATTTTTGCCGCGGCAAAGAATGTGTTTTTTCAAATCAGCACCGTCCCCGATCACATGGGGGCGCTGATAGGGCATCCGCTTCATCTCACGGTCCAGCCGGCCGAGTGGTGGCGCGAAAAGCTCTCCAGTTACGGGGAGGTTTCGTGGTCTGACGATCACGCCGACGCCCCCGTTTTTTACGTTACCAACTCATCTACATGAGGAAAACATGCTTGCATCTGATCTGAACAACACCGAGTTTGTCGGGGCGAAAAACCCTGACGACATTTTGCACATCGAGTTTTACGACTACGCCGCGCTGGACACCTGGGCCACGCAACAGACCGGCATCAAGTCCTACAAGGCCGAGTGCCCGTTTATCCGTATTGCCATCCCGGGCAACAAGGATCTGACGGTAGAGCGCCCAGCGGACGGCAAGGACATCAAGCGGTGGCCGCGCCAGTGGCTGTTTTTCCAGATGCAAACCGGCAAGATCGCCAACGCAGAAAACGTCCCCGGCTGGCAGTTGGAGCAGTGGGACGAACTCGGGGCCGAGCAGGTCCGCCAGCTCAAGTTCCTGCGCTTTTACACCGTCGAACAGATCGCAGGCGCCAACGACGCCCAGATCCAGGGCATTGGCATGGGCGGCCAGGGTCTGCGCGAGAAGGCCAAGCGTGCTTTGCACGAGCGCAACGGTGCGGCAGTGAGTGAGGAAGTGAAGGCCCGTGACGCCGTGATTGCCGAGATGCAGGCGCAGATGGCCGAAATGATGGAACTCATCAAGCGGCAGGCCGGGGCGCCAGAGGGCTCCGCTGAGCCCGCACGTCGTGGCCGCAAACCAAAGCAAACCGAAGAGGTCTAAATGTCCGCAACTATGCTCCAACTCATCCAGAGGGCGACGGGTGAGATGGGGCTAAGTGTGCCCGCCTCCGTTGCGGGCAACCAGACACAGGATGTGGTTCAGCAACTCGCGCTGTTGAATGCGGTCGGCAATGAACTGGCCCGGCAACACGACTGGCAGGCACTGAACAAGGCTTATACATTCACGGTGTCGTTCACCAACATCACCGGCAATACGGTGGTGAATACTTCGAACATCACCAACGCCTCATCCATTGTCGGCATTGACACAACGTACCAGATCAGCGGGCCCGGGATAAACCAGGCCTGTTTTGTGGCGAGTGCACCCAGCGGTGCAACAATTCCACTGTCACAACCGGCCAACTCCACCAACACCGGATCGACGTATGCGCTGACCAAGGTTCGGTATTCGATGCCTTCGGACTACGACAGGCAGATCGATAACACCCACTGGGACAAAACCAAACACTGGATGATGCTTGGCCCCGAGAGTGCCCAGCAGTGGGAATGGCTGTTGTCGGGGTACATCTCCACCGGCCCGCGCATCCGCTACCGCATCTTTGGGAACTTTTTCCAGATCTGGCCGGCGCTTGGCACTGCGGACACGCTGGGGTTTGAGTATGTGAGCAATGCATGGGCGTCCAGTCCATTGGGCGTCGCACAAACAACTCTCACGGCAGACGCTGATACCTGCATATTCCCCGATGTCTTGATGGTCCTCGGGCTGAAAAACAAATATTTCCAGGTGAAGGGCCTCGGGCCAATTTACCAAGAGGATTACGACATGCAGCTGTCGATTGCAAAGTCGAACGACTCAGGCTCCGCAACCCTGAGTTTTGCACCTCGCGCCTCTGATGTGTTGATCGGCTGGGCCAACATCCCCGATTCGAACTACGGCAGCTGATGATTTCCAAGCAGCGGAAGATTGTGCCGGCCAGAGCGATGCCGGCGAGTCTGCCCGCGCCTATTGGCGGGTGGAATGCACGCGATGCGTTGGGGGAAATGGCGCCCACAGACGCTGTTTTCCTGGCGAATTATTTCCCGGCGACCACGGATATTCTTGTGCGCAAAGGGCATACCCGCTATGCGACCGGCATCAGTGGACAGGTTGAGACGTTGTTTACATATGCTGGCGGGGCGGTCAAGAAGATGTTCGCTGTTGCCGCAGGGTCCATCTATGACGTAACTGCAGGCGGGGCGACCGGCGCAGCTTCTGTGACGGGCCTTACAAATTCCAGGTGGCAGTACGTGAACAACACGACTGCGGCCGGTAGTTATCTACAGGCGGTCAACGGCCTGGACAAGATGGAGGTTTTTGACGGGACGGCGTGGCACAAAGACGGGGATGGGGCACCTTACGACATTACGGGGGTCAACTCAAACACCCTGTCGAACATCAATGTTCACAAGTTCCGGGTGTGGTTCGTCCAGAAAAACACCCTCAAGGCCTGGTACTTGCCAACGGGCGCAATAGGTGGAGCTGCGACGCAGTTTGACCTTTCCGGGACTTCGATGCTCGGGGGTTACCTCGTCTCGATGTTCACATGGACGATTGATGCTGGCTACGGTGTTGATGACCTTGCAGCATTCCTCACGTCACAAGGAGAGGTGATTGTTTACCGTGGAACAGACCCTTCTTCTGCGAACACTTGGGCTCTTGTTGGTATCTGGCGTATCGGGGCTCCTATTGGTGGCCGCCCTTGCATCAAATTCGCCGGGGATTTGCTGATCATTTGCCAGGACGGTGTGTACCCGATGTCGGGCGCCCTCCAGTCGTCGCGGACCAACCCAAAAATAGCCGTCACCGACAAGATCCAGTTCGCTGTGTCGGCGTCTATCAGTTCTTACGGGAGTAATTTTGGCTGGCAACTTCTCCAGTTCCCGAAGGAAAACATGCTGTTCCTCAATGTCCCCGTGCAGGAGGGGCAGAACCAACAGCAGTACGTGATGAACACCATCAACAAGTCGTGGTGCAACTTCACGGATTGGAACGCCAATTGCTGGGAGCTGTTCAACGAAGACCCGTATTTTGGCGGGGACGGGTATGTCGGAAAGGCATGGGACGGCCTGGACGACAACGGCAACAACATCAATGCGGATGGGCTGCAGGCCTTCAACTATTTTGGGACCCCCGGACAGTTAAAGCGCTGCACGATGATGCGCCCCACGCTGTTCACTGATGGTGCGCCGGCCGTATATATCAACGTCAACGTTGACTTCGATCTGAGCGACAACACCGCTCCGCTGGCGTTCACCGGCACGAACTACGGCACCTGGGACACCGCCGTTTGGGATTCTGCGATATGGGGCTCCGATCTGAACGTCTCTCGCCAGTGGCAGGGGGCAACTGGACTTGGGTATGCGCTGGCCCCGCGGCTAAAGACCGCCTCAAAGGGCATTCGCGTCCAGTGGGTGGCGACTGATTTGGTCATGGAGAAGGGCGGGATTTTGTGAATCTGGTTTGCGATAAGTCCATTGTTGGGCCTTGGATCGCAAAGCAGACCCGCATGATTTGGAGGCCGGAAGGCACAGAGGCTATAGGCCTTTCATCGAACGGCGAGCTGGTGGCCGGCGTCTGGTACGAGGACTACAACCCTCAATCCATCGTGACCCACATCGCCATTCAGGGGCAAATCAGCCCTCGCTATCTGCATGTGATTTTTCATTACCCTTTTGTACAGCTCTGCGTGCAAAAGATCATCGCGCCCGTACTCGAAGACAACTCCGAAAGTATCAGGCTTGTCACAAAAATGGGCTTCAAGGAAGAGGCCCGATTGAAGAACGTTCACCCCACCGGGGACATGCTTTTCTTTGTGATGAATAAACAAGACTGCAAATATTTGGGGAATAGATATGGGAAAAGATAGTCCTTCTGCTCCTGCGGCACCCGACTACACCGGAGCAGCACAAGCCACGGCCGCGGGGAGTCTTGATGCCGCTCGCGTCGCCGCAAAGGCGAATCGCGTCAACCAGTACACGCCCTACGGGAATATCACGTACCAAAACGGCATCAACGGCGACCAGGACCAGTGGCGGTCGGACATTTCGCTGTCGCCCACGGGCAAGACACTTCTTGATTACCAGAATAACGCGTCGCTGGGCTTGGGAAACCAGACAAACCAAGCCCTGAACCGTGTTGGTCAAACTCTGTCCCAGCCTTTCGACTACGGCTCAGTGCAGGATGTGCAGGACGCCTCCTACAAAGCCCAGACCGACCGACTCGACCCGCAATGGGAGCAGCGTCAGCAGTCCACTGAAACGCAACTGGTGAATCAAGGCCTTCGTCCCGGGACGGAAGCCTACGACAACGCGATGCGCGATTTCAACTATGGGCGCACAGATGCCTATGGACAGGCACGTCAGAACGCCATCAACACGGCCCCACAGACCTACCAGATGGCGGCCTCGCTGCGCAACCAGCCGCTTAACGAGCTGAATGCCTTGCGCACCGGTTCCCAGGTCACGAACCCGACCTTTTCCCAGGCGCCACAACAAGGGCAGACCGCTGGCCCTGATTTGCTGGGCGCGGCCAATTCACAGTACGGCGCCGCGATGGGCAATTACAACGCTCAGCAAGCGAGCAACAGCAATTTCATGAATGGGCTCATGGGATTGGGCGGAACTGCGGCAATGATGGCCTTCTGATGATGAAGCCCTCTGGCATCCTATGGACTTCTTATTTCAAGGAGCCCTCCATCGGCGCTTGGGAGTCTCCGGAGTTCGGCGCGGCCGCCTTCCAGGATGGAGAGGCGATTCGCCTGGACGTTTTTCGACGCGACATGAAAGACGGGATCACCTGGGATCAACTCCAGGCCATCAAGAAAGAATGCGGTTTTGGGGACCGTGATGCCGTCGAGTTCTATCCAGCAGAAAAAGACACGATCAATACCGGAAATTACCGGCACTTGTATATCTTCCAAGAAAAACTGCCGCTTGTTCGCAGGGGTCATCCATGAGCCAATATTCCAACACTGTATCGTTTCAGGCTCCGACTGACTTCAACATGGAGCAGCAAGCCATCGAACGTCAGCGCAAGCTCGCCGAAGCCATGATGCTACGCGCGCAAGAGCCATCCAAGTCTGGCGAGATGGTCGGCAATCACTATGTGCCTCAAAGCTGGACGCAGGGCCTTGCCAAGGCACTTCAAGGGCCGGCAGGCATGTATGCGGCGAGAAAGGCTGATGAGCAGTCCAAAGACGTTGCCGCGCGCCAGCGCAAGGCCTATGCCGACGAATTGACCAAGTTCGGCGAACTGGCAAACGGCACGCCTGCACAGCCTGAAGCACAGGGCAACAACCCAAGCGCATTTACTCCGGGACAAGCGGCACAACCCGGGGACAGGCGCGCAGCCCTTGCTATGGCACTGGGCGCGCAGAATCCGGCGCTTCAAAAGTACGGCATGGATAACTTGATTCCAAAAGCCCCAGAGTGGGCGCTTGGGGAGCGGTTCAACCAACAGACCGGCCAGCCCGAGAAGTTCATGTTCGATAAGAACAACCCGGCCAGCCAGCAGGCCATCGGCGGGCAGAAAGCGGTCAGCGGTACGGCCGTGAACGGACAACTCGTCAATCCGGCGACGGGTGCGCCAATCGGTGATGCCATCCCCAAACAGCTCGCGCCCGATTCTGTGGTGGCTATGGGTCCGAATGGCACCCTTGTTCCCAATGCCCCGGTGATCGAGGCCAAGAAGGGGATTGCCAAAGCTGGCGCCTCCAGCGTCAACGTCAACACGGCAACCAAGCCATTCCTGCAGGAAATCGGCAAGGG